GGCATCTCAGAGCTGTATAAAAAATCGTTTATTGCTTTTTCCCGTGCGTGTTTTGCGTTTGCCAGTTTTTTGTTTCGGTATGTTGCTCCACGCGCGCTGTTGCATGGTTTGCAACTGGCAACGTATCCATCTTCAATCGTTCCGCCTTTGTCTGATTCGACTAGGTGATCTAGTTCTGTTGCTGTGTTCTTTCTGCACCAATGGCAGATAGGTGAGTCGCGCAGTAGTTCAGCACGTGCTTGCTTGTAGATCGTGGTGTCGTGTTCGGTGAGTTTGCGTGTCATCTCACGCGCCTTCGGCTTGTGCTAGCGCGGCGCAAGCGCCTTGCTTTCGGTTTGATGTCGGACTCATGTGTGTGTCTCCGTGTTTGCTGTGTTTTTTTGTTTTGTATGTTTACCTTATGTCATGTGATTGAACATATGTGTGTGAATGCTCCACCCTCTGGATTGCCCATCCCAGATCCCTATTGCATCACTTCATCAGTCTGTTTACTGATCGCCCAGTCGCATTGCCCAAACCATTTCGTCTTGCATGATTCGAGGCGCGACCGTCTACCCACGTTGCCGTGTGTTACCAACCGCCCTGCGACAGGCTTAGGTCATGATGCTGGCTTGAGGGCGGTCGAGGCCCCCTGGGTTGTCTCATCTCGTGAGGCCCGTTTACTTAGCCTTGCTTCACCATTTCTGGTGATCTGTCCCGCAAGGTACCAACGCTATTAAGTTTTTACTGTCTGGGATTACTCAATGTGTAGAGAATGTACTCCATGTCACTCGGCTTCCATACCGCTGCATGACATCCAGCCAACTCACATGCGTTCAGCCATATCTTTTGTCCAGGCGTTAGTTTGCCTTTCTCTGCTTTTAACTCAATTACTAACGGCCGACCGCCTTGGAATGGGTGCACCATGAACAGATCAGGGAACCCCACATCGCCCTGCACGTTAGTCATCCAGCGTCCTCGAGTGTTTTGTGCCGGCAAATCATGATGCACAAGCCAGCCGTAGCGCTTGGCGATGCTGATGACCATGTCCTTGAAGTCGGCTTCGCTGATCTTGGAATCTAGTTTCATGCCTTTTCTTCACGTATTTGTGCTTGCCATATGGCATCAGCAAGGTTTTTGGCTGTCCATTGCAGCTTCTGTAACACGTCATCAGAATGCAAGAAATCTTTACCTGTTTTGACGCGCTCAATCAAATCAAGCACACGGTCTAAGACGCTTATTAGTTCTCGTAATGTCATTTTAGTACCTCAATCAGTTTGCTGGCTTCGTGTGATTTCAATAACTCCAGCACCGCGCTGTCATCGTTAAGCGTGCGATGTATCAACTCAAGCAAACGCAAGTCATCCATGCCGGCATCCTTGGCTAGTTTCTTGATGTAACCGATCTGTTTGGGTGTGGCAAATGCGCCAGAGGGTGTGTGCACTTGCGGTTGGGGTGATGTGGTTAAGCGCTCGACCTTTTGCATCTCATTGCGTGACGGTCTAGGCGTGCCGTTTGAGCCCAAGGAACAGTTGCCGATTGCTCTCCCGATCGCGCTTGTTTCTGCGTTCTCTACAAATGAAGTTGCATTAACCCCACGGTCAGTTTTGATTTCTTCTGCATAGCCTGTGGCGACTGGCACTTTGTCGTCCTTGTCGGCGTACAGTTCGCAATAGAACACGCACGCGTCGCCTGTGTAGTTCATCATGCACGTGTACACGCGCCCGTTCGGATATGCGGCCCACCATCGGACTAGGCGTTGCTCAACTGTCTCGTAGTTGCTTAGATCAAAGCCCATCAGATGCCTGCCCAGACGCTTAGACGTTGTGCGTGGTCATGCGCGCCACCGCGGTTCGCATATGCCAGTTCGCCTGTGTTGCGGATAATGCCACGGCGTGACGCTGCGTTAAGCCGTCCAGCCAGCCCCTTGGTGACAGGGAAGTCAGCGCCTAAGTGTTGCCATACATCGTCAGCGGTGAAGATGCCTTTAGTTTTTGCCACGTGTGCGATCGCCGCATCAACTTGGTTTTGTTCTATGCGTGTCCAGCGCGCATCAGCAGATGACTGTGACGCCAACATCCCTTGGATGAATGGCGCTTGTTTTCTTGCCGGCACACGGCCGTCACATACAAAATGTGTTTTGCCTTGTATCTCTGGGTAGGCGATTGAGCCTTTGCAAACTGTGCAGGTTTTCATTGTCGGAATGTCCTTGTCGGTTAGGAATGTGCTTGTAGTGCTTTGATTGCTAAGTCGAGTGTAGTCACGTCATACAACGGCATCGGTTCATTGAGTGACAACTGGTTTTTCATGGTCTGTAAACGCCTAATAATGCTGGCGTGTGGATTTTGGCGTGTGTCAACAATTTCATCAATCAGGTTAAAGATTGCCATGTTGTGGTTAATCATTTCGGTGCGCTCCAATACAAGTTTGCGTGTTTCTTCGGATAATTCGCCTTGATTCCATGCGACACCTTCGCTCATTTTGTTGCACTCCATGGCCCCCAGCCGTAACCGTAACGGTCAATGCCGTAGTTGTAGATTTCTAACGCTGCGCGCAAATTAACATCTGCCTGTAACAAGTTTTCTTTGCTTGTGATCAGACCGCGCTCAATGAGCCAGGGTGTCCAGAATCCGTTGATCTGCATTAGCCCTCGACTGCCCCCATTAGGGTCTTTAGAGTTGACCTGATCTGGTAGGCAGCGCGACTCTCTAAACATCACGGCCTCGAGCACGGTGCGCTGATCGGCAGGCCAGCCAAGGTTGACCGCTAGCGCGCTGAATTGCTCACACGCCGAGCTGTACGGGTCAATGAAGATTGTTGACGATGTGCTGGACGTGGTGGTGCTTGGCTCTATCAAATAGGGCGCTAGGGCGATGGTGTCAGACGGGCTACCAGACGCGTCAGGAGCGCCCACAGCGACCGTAAAGCCAAAGACCGTACAAAGCACTAGCCCTATGATTTTTTCTGCAAAATAGTTCATCTTTTCTCCAAAGGTATGGGCTGACCCCAAGTTGAGGTTGCCGATCTGAATGCGATTTGTCCTAGTAGGAACTTGCCCGACTCTGGGCTGGTAAAGATCTGTACCAAGATTTCTTGGCCGTTGTCCATCACTCCTGTATAGACGCTGTAATCAACGATCTGCGGTTCAGTCATTGCCTGTCCTTTTGTCGGTACTCCGACCCTAGAACATAGATCAAGCCTTAGGTGGGATTTCCCCGAACACCTTTAAGAATGCGGCTTTGACGAAGATCACCGAGTCGGCTGCTTGTGGTGATATTTCAATGTGGAACCAGTCTCCGCCAGGTGCACCCGAGACTGTTGGCTTGCTGTATTTGCTCCACGCTTGTCGGTCACATTTCCATGCGCGACCGTACGGCGATGGAAAGTAATCAATCACCATCTGGATGCCTAACTCGTTAGCGTTGGCAACCAACTTTTCAACAAACGGCAAAGCAGATTTGCGTGACGCTTGCGGATGACGTGCACTTCCTCGATACGACATGTCCACCGCGCGACCAGTTGCATGCACCGACAGACTGCCTGGCTTGCCTTTCATGTCGCGCTGACCGTAAGACCCGTTGTTCCAAAGCGCGCCACCAGAATGATGGATAACCTGTTTGATGAACTCGTTCATGCCGGCACGTGGGCCTGCTGCTGGGCCGTCACTATTGCCAATGTATGGCCGTGAGTTGGGGTTAGTTTTGGCTGTTGCCACGACCAAACTTCAGATCTTTGGGGTTGAAGTAACGCAACGCTGTCGGGCAAACTGCGCCGATTGCAGCTGCTAACAATGCGGATGGGTCGGTGTTGCCTGTTACTGCTAGCGCAACTACCGCAGCGAGCATTGAACGCCCGTATGAAGCGAGTAGGGCTTTGTCACTTGGTTTCATTGGTTGGCTCCTTTGGTTTAGATTTTAGACCATTTGAGGCAACTAAACCTGACAACGTGCCAGTCATAAACACCGTCAGCGTAGATAGCAAGTCTATAAACGCGGCGTCATTAGGTGCTTGTTTGTCTATCGGCTGGGTCACAAACATCAGCGCGTAAACAAACCCGATTACGGTGAGCGCAAACACGAACGCCATAACTAAGCCAACGACCACAATTAGTCGAGCGTGTAATTCTTCGGGTTTAAGGCGTGGTCTCATAGATCAGATCTTTTGTGCAGGTGCCAGATGGGTTGCAGATTGGTGGTTCGCATTCTGGTGCTTTCCAGTTTGCTGGGTCTTGGCATGGGTAACGATATGACCCGTCATAACCGCAACTAGAAACAGCCCACGCAACCACTACAACTAGTAGCGCGTAACCGATAAACGGTCGCCATCGCATTACGACAGTAAGGCGGCTACTTCGTCGGCCGTAAGCCCCAGTTTTGCAAGCGTGTCGGCTTTTAGTTTTGCTTTTTCGGCGCGTGCTTTTGTTTTCGCAGCAAATTCGGCTAAATCTTTGTCACGTTGCGCTATTTCCTCGTCGGTCATGTCGCGTACTTCGTCACCAATTTGTATTTGATATTCAGACATTGTTTAACTCTCCGATATTCCATAGACGCGGTAAAACCCTGTCATGTTTCCTGATGCCGCAATAAATGTGAGTCCGTCATGTGCAGCGTTGCTGTTAAAACGCAAACCGCCGTTTGATAGTCCTGAAGTACCCGCCCCTGCGGCTATAGAGCCATAACTTGTGAAAGTTGCGCCTGTGTTAGAACTTGCGTTAGCCGGGTCATAAACCGTAATTGCTGCATATCCCGGAAACGGTGAACTACTGTCCGTAGCAACAAGCGACAAAGCCGTACCGGAACCTGTACCAATTCCCGTAACACTTCCTGCGGTGTTCACTAGTGAAACGGCTTGCGCATAGTTTCCAGTTGTAACTGGCGAACCTGAAGCGTTTACTCGCATGTTTATATTTATAAATGTGCTTGCAACAGTTTGAAAAATTACTAAATAAGTTTTGTAGGTTGAAGTAAATACGCCCGCCGCCATGCTTACTGTGGTTTGGGCGCTGAATGACGCGCCAGTAATATAAACCATGCCTGGCGTAGTTCCTACTGGCAGCCAAGATGACCCATCATAAAACTGTGTTGTGTTAGTTGCCTCAATGTAGGCATATTGACCTTCGGCAAGGACCTTTTCGCCTGCGCCGCCAAACGCTGCATCTCGAGCGGTGGTGTCAGCAAAAACGGGGATACCCGTGTTCACTTCGGTCATTTCCGCGGCGGTCAATACCTGACCTGCGGTAAATGCTGGAACCGATGTTTGTGCGTTAACTCCCATAAGTGCTCCTATCCTAAGACATTTTTGGCGTCAAGTACGCCATAGATCAAATCATCCAAAATCAACTGGTAAACGATCGTTGTTGGCGCGGTGCTGTAAAGGACGCTGTGGCCTGTGCTGAAATCCAGACGATGCTCGATGCCCTCAACGGACAGCTCTTGTGCCAACTGGGTTGTGCCAGTACCGCTAAAGAACGTCTTTTCTACGCTGATGGTGTCGCCGATGTCCACGGTTGCCAGAGTGTCTTTTTGGGCTGTGGTCAGCATCAGATATTTGGTTGCCACGGACGTGTAGCGCGGTTCGGGCTCTGGGTTTAGCAGGTACTCGGCGGCGTCTTGGATTTGTCCAGCGTTATGCAACAAACTGTTGGTGATGCTGACGGTCTGAATGAAATATGTGGCAATGGATGCAGGGTCGGTTGCGGTATGGCTTGACCCACTAAGACCAGATACGACCGCGCGGTTTACCACCGAGTCAGCCTCAAACGAAATGCCGACTCCGTCATACTTGAAGTTGGTTCCGTCATCATGGAACGCGGCGACGGGTGCGCTTAACGTGTTGCCAATGCGATTTTGGAATGTGAGCACCCCAGCGCGTGACATAAACAAACGCCCAAACTCGGCGGTTTCATTGATCTGCGTTAGGTATTGCAACACGTTTGTTCCCTCGGGCACCGTGTACGCGCCAACGCTTCCAAGATCAACCGTTCCAGTAGCGATGCTTCGAGCGCCGGCAGGGAAATCAACCTCTGGCAAATCAAGCACGGTTTCTATGCGTTCGCCTGATGTCTCTGGGTCAACGTTAAACGTGTCAAGAAATGTTTGTGCGAGTAGATAGAACTGGTCAGCGCAATACACGGTCACGGTGTCCAGACCGCCGAGCGCAAAGTTGTAGTCATAGTTGACGACATAACCGCTGAACAATGATTCGGGCACATTGGTTGAGCTGTATCGAATTAGTCGTACTTCGCGCAACGGGGCAAGCCCTGGCTTTGCTTGTGGTGTGTCGTAAAACGGGCTGTTTTGGTCAAACGGGTTGAAGATGCCGTCCACGTCTTGAATGGTAAATGTCATTGTGCCAGCGCTGAACTGATCGCCCACGTCACGGCGACCGCGCCGCACGTTGATGCTGACAGTCGAGTCCATCACATTGGCAAACTCGGTCGTACCGTCCAGCACATACTCGGTGTTGTTTAGTACGCCCTTAAGCGTGTCGTCTAGGACAAACGCGTCAACCTGAAAACCTGTGGCGATTTGTAAGTCATAGTTGCCAGAATCAACGACCGATACGCCTGGCATTACGCCACCTGTAACTGCAACGGCCCAGCGCTACGCGAGTAAGCGCGCAAAGCGTTAACGACTGATTCGCCGATTTCGGCGCTTGTGGCAAGACCGCCTGTGACGTTAATTGTTATTCCGCCACCGTTATTCATGCGATCTAACGGCACGACTGCCTCTGGGCCTGCCTCACCAATTAGCGCCAAGGTAGGACTTGACACAATGCCACCTTCAGCCATGCGCGGAATCTTGCGCGGAACCTGTGTCGCTGGCCCTGTTGCACCTAACTGTGGTACTGGCATTGTTGGGGCTTTTGGAATATCTGGCAACAACGGAATTGAGTTGTAGGCGCTAATAATTGCGTTGACCGCGCCAATTGCAGCGTTAACCATGCCAGCAAAAAACCCAATCACGGTGTTCACAATTGCGTTGATGCCGTCACGGAACCATTCAAACTTGTTGTATGCGGCAACCAAGCCAACGACCAGTAATGCGATGCCGGCAGCGATAAGGGCAAATGGGTTGAGCGCCATGGCAATGTTAGTGACCACGATTGCGGCGGCTACGGCGGCGATAGCGCCAGCAATTGCTAGGAATGCCTGTGGGTTGTCTTGTGCCCACATTGCAAACTTGTTAAGTATCGGAAGCACGGCCTCGACTACTGGCAAGAGCGCAGCACCGATTGACTCTTTGGTTTCGCCAATGGAGTTTGACAAAATCTTCATTTTGCCTGCTGCGGTTTCCGCGCTTGCAGCAGTCGCACCGCCAAAAGTTCCGCCAAGCACGTCCATGATTTCGTTAAGGCTGGCGCCCTCTTTAATCATCGTTGCCATTTCTGGGCTCAATGATCGCAACGCCTTAAAGTTGCCTTGGTATGCCTTGGCAAGCGCGTCTGCAACGGTGGCGCTACTAGTGCCTGTCGCGGTGCTGATGTCCATGACAAGGTTCATGTCGCGCATGGCAATGTCCACATCTTTTGTACCGCGCACAAGTGCTTCTAATGCCAAGCGATACTCGGTGTCAGCAACGCCAGACGCTCGAGACATTGCGCTGATCTGTTCCTCAACCTGTGCGGTCTGGGCTTTACTTGCACCCGTCACATTGTTAAGCGTTAACGCAAGCGCCGCCTGTTCCTGCTGATCTTCCATCGCAGCCTTGGTCGCGTCACCAAGCGCCAACGCCAATCCGCCCAGAGCGGCAGCTGCCGGTATCGCAGCCTTCTTAATTGCAAACTGGGCTTTTTCCCCTGTGGTCTCAAGTTGCTTAAACTGCTTAATAGCCTTTTTAATACCTGTGCCGTCAAACTCTGAAATGATCGGGATATTGATTGCCATTATGCGGTCTCTCTGTTCGCTTCTTCCATGACGCGCTTGACCAATTGCTCCATCTCGGACATGACATCATTTTGGCGTTGCTCGTACGCTTTCCACATTACTCGCGAACGACTGCCATAGCGTGCAGTTAGCGC